TCATTTTACCTTTGCATTTGGATTATACAAAGGTCATTATACTTATCCTATGGTGGCGCAATTTTCAACTGGAATATTGGCGCACTTTTCAATTAGTATCTACAGTAAAAGATATAGATATATTCTTTGAAAGCAACGATGACTTCCAAGATGCAGTAGATTTATTCAATAGCGACGGCTATGTGAAAGATGGCTGGAAATTTAAATATCGTAATGAAAAGGTATGTGCCTTTCAGAAAGACGGTGAAAAAATATGGATTGAATTTATCGAATCTGAATTTGGTACGCCGGAGGAAATACTTAGGAGCTTTGATTTTACCGTTGCGAAAATGGCTTATTTCAAGCAACCTAAATACGACAATAGCGATGATGATATTCCTTTTTCATCAGAAAAAATAGTTGGCTATGAATACCGGCTACTCCATCATGAAAACTTTTTCGAGCATCTTCACATGAAAAGGCTGGTTATTGATGAAAATATTCCTTTCCCAATTAGCACATGGGAGCGTACATATCGGTATAAAGGATATGGTTACAACATGTGCCGGGAAACCAAGAAAAAACTTTTAGAAGCTATTCAGAAAACGAATTTAGATTCTGCCGATTTGTCTATGTACAATAATGGTGGATGGGACTAATAAAAATATGGAACAATGAATACACAGATAGCAATCCAGGAAAGCGATCTTGAACTGATCGTCAGTGAAAAGATGTTAGGTAGTCTTACTACCAACGCAAAGCAAATCAGAGATATGGTAAAAGCCGCTTTGCCAATGTATGATATCTCCAATTATAACGATGAGAATATCGATCAGGCAAAGAAAGACAAGGCAGCTTTAAACAAGGCGGCGAAAGCCCTCAATGCCAAACGTCTTGAAATTGAGAAAGAATTCATGAAACCTTTCAGGGAGTTCAAGGACGTTGTAACCGAAACCGTGAAACTTATCGGCGAGTGCTCTGCCAAGATTGACACGGTAGTCAAGCAAAACGAACAGCAATACAAGGATAGAAAGAAAGCCACTATCAAGACTTACTTTGATGGATTGAATGTTAACCTTGTAGACTTCAATAAGGTTTTCAAGTCTGAGTGGCTCAACAAATCCGCAAGCATGAAGTCTGTATGCAACGAAATTGATTCCATATTCTCCAAAGTCGAGAACGAACTTTCCACGCTGAAGGGGTTTGGTGAGGATTTCGATGTCCTTCGTACTTATTATATGGATACGCTCAATATCGCATCCACCATCCAGTATGCCAACCGTCTGAAGGAGCAGCGTGAGCGTGCCAAAGCAGCAGAAGAAGCGCGCATCAAGGCAGAGCAGGAAAAAAAGGCTGCTGAAGAAGCGCAGATGAAAGAGGAAGCGGAACGAGCCAAACAGAATTCAGTCAATCCATTTGCAAGAGCCAGTCAGCTGGTCACCAATGAACCACCTTCCTTTGTCGAGCAAACCAAAGCTCAGGAACCGGAGCTTCTGACGAGAACTTTTACTGTTACCACAACTCGTGAAAATATAATCGCTCTTGGCGACTTCATGAATGATAATAATATTGATTTCGACAAGATTGAACTTGCAGATACCCTATGCAATACAGATTTGAATTCCATTGTCAGAATGCTTGAATATGGTGCAAATCTGATAGACAAAACCGCTATCAAACCTTGTGAAGCAGATAAGGCAAGGCAATTCAGAAACATGATAAAAAAAATTCAAAAGAAAACAGAACAATGAAAATTACAATCAACAAACCAACAGAATTTGAAGCGGTCTACTTAGAAGTGGATGCAGGTGTACGCTATTGGGAAGACGCAGAAGTAAACGGAGTGAAAGACATTGATTTGTGCGAGAGTAAAGGCATAGGTAACCCTCTTATGCCTTGTGCTGTACAAATAAAAGAAGAGGCTGATTACAATATATATTCAGATCATTATCGTTGGCGACCTATTATAGCAATTGAGACAGGACAAATAGTCAACTGGACGCAAGGAACAACTGCCAATGTTCACTATAAAGTGTGCGATGATTTTATATGTGATATTACTGATGAAGACCACATCGCCATTGCTTCTTATGACGGCTATGTACCTAAGATTATGTGTCCGGCAGATGAAGGATATGGCGACTACATCATTATGAATATTGACGAAAATGGATTTATTCAAGGATGGGAAAAAGAATTGATTAGTAGAATTATAAAAGAGCAGGAGGATTAAATCATGCAAGACTATATTTCAGACTGGTTCATCCCGATGGACTTTGGGTATGACATTCCGGACGAAGAGCCGGACGGTGAGGACAACTTTAATTTTGACTGAGAGTGGTATGAAAGAGTATATTTATTTAATCCTGTTTCTGATAATAGGAATTGTTGTCGGGAATAGGGTATTCAATCACTTACACGCATGGCTGGGCGTAACAATAATATCAGCCACAATAATTTTCTTTATTTACAAACTGATTAAAACATTGAAAGATGAAAAGACTGATTAAGTTAACGATGGTATGTATGACCTTGGTAATGTTTGTCTCCTGTGAGAGAGTAGCCCCTAATTATGCAGGTGTCCTTATGGAGAATTACGGCAAGCAGGGAAAGGAGGATTTCAAGATTGTTTCCGGCAAAGTGTCCACATGGGAATTGGGCACAGAACTTTTTCAGGTTCCGCTATTCGATCAGCGTGGAGAATTCGCTGAAGCTGTCACACTGAAAGCTGCCGACAACACGGAGTTCAAGGCGTGTCCTACATACAGCTATAAAGTTATCAAGAACCGTGCCATTGATGTTGTCTTTGACAACAAGCATATTGGCCGTGGAAGTGACTTTATGTCTTCGTTGGAAGATAACATCTTGGAACCACGTATATATGATTTGATAAAGGAAGAAAGTCGAAAGCATAAGACCGATAGCCTGATGGCTGACGGAGGGTCGTTGGTATTTGAGAAACGGTTGGAACAGATAGTTGACATGGAGTTTGAAAAAAGAGGTCTGCAACTGCTCACATTCTCCGCACAACTGGAGTTCTCCGAAAAGGTCCGTGAGAAGATTGACAGCCGGAATGAAGTGAACACCAATATATCCGTACTGGACCAACAGATTGAGGAACAGAAGAAACGCAACGAGCTGGAACAGTTGAAAACCGAACAGGCTCTTATCCAGTCAAAAGGTCTTACCAAAGAAATTCTTTACAAACAGTTCATTGACAAATGGGATGGGAAGTCGCCGATTTACGGTTCTATCCCTGATTTGATCAGAATACAGAAATAACTTTGTTACCTTGCCTTCCCGGTCTGTGAAGATAGGGAGGCAAACGGGAGGTTGGCGGAAATGGCAGACGCTAATCAAGATGTAAGGTGCAAAATTCTAGGATAACCGTTAATATCCAAGCCGGCAACCTACGAGACATCTTAGGGGAGCTGACTTGAAATCAGTGAACTGCAAAAACACCACTCATGCAGGTTCGAATCCTGCACCTCCCACTATAAATGAATAAACGTTGAATATCAAACTTTAAAAGAATTAATTATGATGCATACTTGGTTTGAATGCAAAATCCGTTACGAAAAGGTAATGGAAAACGGCATGAACAAGAAAGTAACTGAACCCTATCTGGTTGACGCGTTGAGCTTTACTGAAGCAGAAGCCCGTATCATTGAAGAAATCACTCCGTATATCAGCGGTGAGTTCACTGTTTCGGACATCAAACGCGCCAACTACAGCGAACTGTTCCCCTCTGAAGAAGATGCAGCCGACCGCTGGTTTAAGTGCAAGCTGTTCTTCATCACGCTGGACGAAAAAAGCGGAGCGGAGAAAAAGACCTCCACTACCGTATTGGTACAGGCTTCCGATCTTCGCGATGCTGTAAAGAAACTGGACGAAGGAATGAAAGGTACAATGGCAGACTATCAGATCGCATCCGTAGCCGAAACCGCCATCATGGATGTATATCCGTATGAAGCTAAGGAAGTTCCGATATCCAACACTCAGATATCGGAAGGTGCTGATTCTCCTGTAGTACGCAATTTTATCCAGTCCCTACCGGATGGTTGCAGGACAACCATAACAGTAGCAGGAAAGCAGGTTGTTGTCGACAAGACCGGCAAGGACACGGTAGTAACCCCACATAAGGAAAAAGACGATGACATACGAGGAGATGATTAAAAAAGCGCAGTCGTACAAAATGCGCGGGAAGCCGAAGAATGACGAGCACCGCATACAGTCCGCTTGTGTCCGCTGGTTCCGTTTAAAATATCCGAAACTTAAAAACGTGCTTTTTGCTGTTCCCAATGGTGGCAGACGTGATGCCATCACCGGAGCGAGACTGAAGGAGGAAGGTGCGACCAGCGGAGTGTCAGATTTGATACTGCTGAAGAGCAACCGCTTCTATGGAGGACTTTGCATTGAGATGAAAAAGCCGGGAGGCCGCCAGTCTCCTGCACAAAAGGAATGGCAGAAGGATGCGGAAGCCAACGGAGCGAAATACGTCGTCTGTAAATCATTGGATGAGTTTATGAAAGTGACAATTGATTATTTGAATGACGTATGACAAACAGAAAAACTATAAACCATAAATTGAATTGCAAGTATGGAGATAAACTGTAAATATTGTCCTAAAAACGATGGGACCGGCAACTGCCTCATTAACGGATGCCCCCTGCCTCCTGTCATAAAGGAGATAGAAGAAATGCAGTCCTTTTTGGAGATAACCGCAAGTGACAATCCAAAGGAGCTTATAGACCGCCTCACTGATATAAACGTCTATCTCGCACGCTCTGGCAAGCTGCTTGCTGACGCCAAGGCATATCAGGATCAGGTGACAGCGAATGTATATGCCAGCCACATGGAATTCATCTCACGTGTTCCCGCGACTGTCGCCATGAAATTTGTCGCCGCGCAAAGTGTGACCGCCAATCAGATTGTGACATGGCTGGACCGTATAAACCGTACCCTCGTCCATGCCGGAGACAATATCAGGACCCAGATATCCTTTGCCAAACAGGATATGGCACTGCAAAGGAAAGGCTACTGATAAATAACGTTTAAATTATTGATATTCAGAAATATATTTATTGTAATCCCATAACAAAAAGTTAACTTTACAATATATATAACAAACTGATTATCAAACAATAGACATGATGAAAAAGGATACAAAAAGGAAATCATTTGTCTTCTATATAGAATGGCAGGAAGTGCTGATGGAATATCCTGAGGAGGTCAGACTTGAAGTGTACGATGCAATTATCAAGTACGCCGCATCGGGGACACTGTCGGAGCAGAAACCGTTGGCTAAAATGGCATTCTCTTTTATAAAGAAACAGATAGATGAGAATTTGCTACATGAACCTCCAAGCGGAGAAAACCACTGGAACTGGAAAGGTGGAATTACTGATGATAACCACAGATGCAGGAATTCAAGCGGCCATAGAAATTGGCGAAATTCAGTCTTGGAAAGAGACAACTTTACATGTTGCCGTTGTAAAAAACGTAACATGGAGTTAAATGCACACCATATCAAACCATTTTCTTTATATCCCGAATTGAGATTCGATATAGATAATGGCATTACATTGTGTCGAGAATGTCATGTAAGACTACATAAAGAACAAATGAAATGGGAAAAGAAAGTTTTTTGATATATAAATCGTTTTACAAGCCTATATCGAAGTTATCGGACAAGCAACTTGGAAGATTATTCCGAGCTATATTCAAGTATCAACTTGGCGAGATTATTACGGTAGAGGAGGACATTGAAATAGCATTTGAGTTCTTCAAGAATCAATTTGAAATAGATGAAAACAAATACCATGGCATTGTCGAGAGAAACCGTAGTAATGGAAGCAAAGGGGGTGCTCCGAAGAGAGCGAAGAATGATAATTCGGATGATATTGGAACAACCCAAATAAACCCAAATAACCCAGTGGGTTTTTCAGAACCCAAAAAAGCCGATAATGATAATGTAAATGATAATAATAACTCTCTCTCTAGCGCGCATACGCGTGAAAACCTGGGCGATATTTCATCAGAAACATTCGATATGGATTTAGACAAATGCTTCGCGGACCTAAAGTCTGAGGAAGGATGGCTGAGGGATGCTTGGGAACGGGCATACAGGAACGGATTCAGGAACTTCACTTTGGATGAATGCAAAGACAAATACGTTGACCTGTACTATTGGAAGCTAAAGGGGGAAGGCGTTACACACAAGTCTGTTTCAGATGCAAAACGCCATTTCTCAAACTGGTTGATAACGGAACTTAAAAAACAGAAAGATGACAGAGCAAGAACAAAAACTTTCAGCAGAGCTACAACAGATCCGACAGGAAAAGTCATTTGCGGCGAAACTGAAACAGGAACAGATATACAATCTGGTGGAGCGTCACAAAAAGACTATTCTGCAAGATTTTGAATATGACCTGACGAATCCAGCCGAATATTACGCCCATCGTGATCTTGTCAGGCAGCTGGGCAATGATTATACTGGACGTGAATTCAGGGAGTTCGAGGTTGACGAGAACAACTCGAAGGTATTGTCTTTCCTGCTGTATTACTTCAACGGATGCAGACTGGCCGAGAAAGTGTTTCCCGATGAGGATTACAAGATTCACAAGAACCTGCTGATTGTCGGGGCACCCGGCACTGGAAAAACAATGATCATGCAGATTTTCGCCGATTATCTGCGTCTGATACGGAATCCCAGCCAGTTTGAAAACCTCTCCGTCACCCAGATGATGAACTACTACAAGATGAACGGACACATAGACCTGTATTCCTACAACGAGGGGCAGTCAAAAGGATTCAATCCCGCCCCGTTCAATATCTGTCTGAACGACATAGGTTTGGAAACCGAGAATCAGAAGAGCTACGGTACCAGTCTTGACAGCGTGATAGACGAGTTTCTCTATGCGCGTTATGAGATTTACCAGCAGTTCGGGAAGAAATACCATATCACCAGCAATCTGAACATCGGTGATTTCAGGAAACGGTTTGAAGGACGTCTGATTGACAGATTCAAGAGTTTTAATGTCATTCCCCTGCTCGGAAACAGCCGCAGGAGATGACAGTTATATTAAGTTAAGCAGATGCGTTTTTAAGATTATATTATTTGAGAAATAAATAAAAGTTATCTTTACATACATAAAAGAATTAATAAAAACCAAGAGCAATGAACATTACGAAAGTTTTGGCGGAAGAAGTTGCCAATAAAATGGTAGAGCCGTTAGAAAAGAAAATCAACCTGTTGCATGATGAACAGGTCAGGATTACGGAAGAGGTGATCCGAAAATCCATTCCACAGGAAATCACCGACTGTTTTCAAAAGTTTCGGTCTTATTTCTCTGTTGCATATAGCATCACACTGTTTAACGGTTCCTATGAAAAACGTGTTGCCGGACTGAAAGGATTTCCCAGCGCAAACGCTTACTATCCTCACATTGAGGCGGACAGGGAAGTTATTGAAAAGATAAACAAACTGGAAATCGAGATCAGTGCGGTAAAGGATGAGAAGACCAAGGTATATGAATCAGTCGTTGCGTCACTTCTGACATTACGGACATTCAAAAGAATCAAAGAGAATTTCCCTGAGGCATACAGACATATTGCCTGCTATGAAGATAAGGGAAAAACATCCGTATCCCTGCCGATAGACAATATCATGGACACTTTGAAAAAATACACCGTATGACATCTTGGGGAAGTTCACATTTTACAACTTCTCCCCTATTCTGCGGATAATCTGACTTTATTTTTTTATTTGAAAATCAAATAAAATTTACTATTATGCAAGAAACAACTCAATTGAATACACTGACCAACATCGTATTTGTCCTCACGGACGTTTTAGAAACCAACCTTCTAGAAATGCAGCAGCAATACAAGAAGGAAGGCTTTGAACTCAGACACGATTCAAAAAGAAACTTCAACACAGCCATAGCCGCGATAAAGAGATTGAAAAGTGATGTGAATCATTGCAGCGAATCCACTCAGGAAAACTTCGGCAATGATTCTGACATGGTGAACGCCATGTTGCTCACACTGATTGACAGATGCGGTGATGATGACAACCTCGCTTATAAGATGTACGAATACATTAAATCTTTCCCGTCCAAACTGAATCTGGACTTGGATTTGGATAATGCGTTCAGCCACCTGTTTAGAAAAGAGAAATTAAAAAAAGAATAGCATAATGAAAGATTATATAGAATTTTTAAAAGACAAGATGGCAATCAGCCATCAGACAGGATTTGAAGTTAAGGCTGATGAACTTACCCCGTACTTATATCCCCATGTGAAAGATACGGTACGTTGGGCTGTTTGCGGCGGTTGCAGGGCGATATTCTCCAGCTTCGGTATGCAGAAGACCGTAACCCAGTTGGAGATACTGCGGATAATCCTGAACCGCACAGGAGGCAAAGGGTTGATAGTTTGCCCCAAGCGTGTAGTAGTGGAGTTCCTGACACAGGCCGAAAAGCATCTGGGCATGAAAGTGACCTATGTACGTACTATGCAGGAGGTGAAGCAATGTCCGACCAATATCATGGTGACAAACTATGAGCGTGTCCGTGACGGCGAGGACGGAGTAAGAATAGAACCTTCTTACTTTACCGTTACCTCATTGGATGAAGCGAGCGTGTTACGTGGATTCGGAACCAAGACCTATCAGGATTTTCTTCCTATGTTTGCAGAAGTTCCGTACAGGTTTGTTGCCACTGCCACACCGTCACCCAACAGATACAAGGAGCTGATACACTATGCCGGCTACCTTGGAGTGATGGATACCGGGCAGGCACTTACAAGGTTCTTCCAGCGTGACAGCACGAAGGCGAACAATCTTACCCTCTATCCCCACAAGGAGAAGGAATTCTGGTTATGGGTAAGTACATGGGCGTTGTTCCTCACCAAACCGTCTGATTTAGGTTATCCCGATACAGGATATGAGTTACCAGAGTTACGGGTACATGAAGAAGTCGTGAGTGTGGATAACTCCACTGCCGGAGCCGACCGTGACGGGCAGGTGAAAATGTTCCGTGAGGCTGCTCTAGGCCTTGCTGATGCAGCTAAGGAACTTCGGGACAACATGCAGGAAAAGATTGCCCGTGTGGTAGAGATTATCAATCGCCCGGAAAACAAAGACGACCATTTCCTTTTATGGCATGACTTGGAGGCTGAACGTGAGGCACTCTGCAAGGCAATTCCCGGATGTAAGGCTGTGTATGGCTCGCAAGATGATGATGAAGCCGACAGGGTGATAGCGGATTTCAAAGACGGCCGTCTGAAATATCTGGCCGCCAAACCTGAAATGCTTGGTGAGGGTTTGAACTTCCAGTACCACTGCCACAAGGCAATCATGTTTATTGACTACCGTTTCAACGACAAGTTCCAAGCGATAGCCCGTATCTACCGTTTCATGCAGCAGCATCCCGTAGAGCTTTACTTGGTGTATGCCGAAAGCGAAGGTGAAATATTCAAATCATTCATGCAGAAGTGGGCGCAACACCGCCAGATGGTAGCCAAGATGACCGATATAGTCCGCAAGAACGGTTTGTTCGGTTTGCAGGCAGAGGAAAAGATGATGCGGTGGATGTTTGCCAGCAGGGAAGAAAAGTCCGGCAAACTGTGGAAAGCTATCAATAATGACAATGTACTTGAATGTCAGAAGATGGAAGATAATTCGGTAGACCTGATTGTAACCAGTATCCCGTTCTCCAACCACTACGAATATACGCCTACCTACAACGACTTCGGGCATAATGAAGACAACGGCAAGTTCTTTGAGCAGATGGACTATCTCACCCCGGAGCTTATGCGTATTTTAAAGCCCGGCCGGTTAGCCTGCATCCATGTAAAGGACCGTGTACTGTTCGGCAACGCTACGGGTGACGGTATGCCCACCATCGACCCGTTCAGCGAAATGACTGTGTTCCATTATCTGAAGCACGGGTTCCGCTACATGGGGCGTATTACAGTGGATACGGATGTGGTGAGGGAGAACAACCAGACTTATCGGCTTGGATATACAGAGATGTGCAAGGACGGTTCAAAGATGGGTATCGGTTGCCCGGAATATGTTCTTCTCTTCCGAAAGTTGCCTTCTGATACCTCACGAGCCTATGCTGATTTGCCGGTGACAAAGAATAAGAGTGAATACTCGCTTGCCCGTTGGCAGATAGATGCCCATGCAAGTTGGAAATCTTCTGGTAACTCTCTATTGAGCTATGAGGACATGAAAGGAGCCGGAATAGATAAGATACGCCATCTGTTCAGGAACTACGAACGTGAACATATATATAACTACGAGGAACATGTATCATTCGCTGAAGAATTGGAAATATACGGAAAGCTGCCTAAAACATTTATGGCCGTTGACCCTGTAAGCAAGAAAGATTGGATATGGGATGATGTCACCCGTATGCGCACGCTCAATACCAAGCAGTCACAGAAGAAACGGCAGAACCACATCTGCCCTTTACAGCTCGATATCGTTGAAAGACTGATTGAACGGTATTCAAACAAGAGTGAGTTGGTGTTTGACCCCTTCGGAGGTATCGGCACAGTACCTTATTGTGCCATCAGACTGAAACGTAAGGGATTATCTACAGAACTGAATTATGACTATTGGAAAGACAGTCTTTCATATCTGTATGAGGCGGAGATGGAAGTTAGCGCACCCACATTGTTTGATTTGATGGACAGTGCCGTATGAACATCTATCACACAGAACCCAGATTCGACTGCGAAAAATTCGCTCCATGCGGGCGCATCTCCCTGCACAAATGCCGGAAATACAAAGGCAGACTGGATGAATGCAGGGGATGTACGCTTGTACACCGTAAAGCCAAGACGGTTGCCGGTACGGAAGCCGGAAGAAAGGTTTGTCCGCATTGCGGACGTTCCCTTCCGCTCCACCGGTTTTATAACAGGACTGTCAGATGTGGGGATAAGGAATACCGATGTCTCACCTCCTGGTGCAAGATGCGTATGAGTGAAGTCGCAGCGGAAAGAAATCGTAATAATTAATTTAAAAATCCAATGAAAAACGTAACGAAAATAGCCAAGAAGTCCGCAGGGCTTAGCCAAAA